CCTTCAAAATCAACGGGTGGAGTCAGACAGCGGGTCGCCCCGTGGCAGGCTCGAAAGAGAAGCCAGCACCCGACGCAGTGAAACTCTACGTGTCAACCTTCCGAGCCGCTTACCGCCTGGGTCTTGACGTACTCAGCTTTGAGACGGTCGGGGCGATGCGTACGACCATCCGTGAGATACGCGCAGCCTCGCACCAGCGCAAGCTTGCCGAGCCGCCAGCGCCGTCGCGCCCTGAGATGGAAGGTGTGGACGTCAAAGGTCCCGACAGCCTCATAGGCGCCTTGTGGCATGATGCGATGCTACTCGCTGAGAAGATCCCCACCGATCATCAGCAAGAGATGGAACGCGAAGTACGCATGGTTATGCAGCGGTTCCTTCGATTCGCACCACCTGAGCTCACACTGGTCCCTGCGGCGGCGTGATAATAATTATATTGACAGGCTCGTCATTATGATCCACAGTGACTCCATCGAACCCCAACCGATGGAGTCACAACCATGAAATACTTCCTGTCTGACATCGCTGGCACTGTTTACGAGATCGTCACCGGTCAAAGTTTCACGCAGCGTCTGATCCGTCGCAAAGTCGGCAACGTGTTCCGTCGGTTGAAGGGTGAAGCGCCACGCCGGAGCTGGGAAGACGGTCGCGTCAACAAACCAAGCGTCGAAGAATGTCAGCGACTGAAAGACGAAGCGGGGCGGTCGGTATGATCGCGCTACTGGCACTAAGGTTCTTCGTCCTGCGCGAGAACAAGTCGACCAAACCCAAGCCTGTGTATCACCAGACGTGGCCTGACGAAGTCCCAGGTTATCCAGCATCCGCATACGTGAGGGGTTTATGACTAACGCGACCATAACGTTCAAGGGTGCCAGTCGTGCGACGCTGTCAAAGATCGCACGTGACGCGCTCCAGGCTGCCGGGTTCGTGTGCAGCGACATGTTCTACAACGACGCACATCAGAACGAGAGTTTCGTTGTGCAGAACCCACGTCGTACGATTAAGGACGCAGCGGCTGTTAAACCGCAATAGCGCCCATGCCAGCGCGACGACGCAGGCGATAGAACTGCTGACCGTACACTGTGAAGGTCAACCAGTCGTCGCCCACGTCCATCATCTTAGGTACCCGATACGCGATAGCCTCATCACCTACTGACTTGCTGGCGACGTTCAACCGCGCCTCAGAGTTGGGATCAGCGGTCACACCGGTTGTGCCGTAGTTCGTCGCGAGCCAGTGCGCAGCGAAGTAGAACATTCCACGCCGCTTGAAGTTGTGGCACTCGTCCTCGTACGCACCCCAGCGACTCGAACCCGTCTCGGCGTCAGCCTCGCACAATGCACAACTGATCAGCGCGTCGGGCCATTTGGTAACGTCGGAGAACGCGAAGAATTCAGCCCGGAAGCTGTCGATCATTGCCTGGGTGATGACCACGGTGGCCACTCCTATGTGTCGTTGCGCTACAGAATAGCATGACAGACGGTAAAAACCCCAGTCGCACCGGTTAAAGTGGCTGGGGTAGGGGTTACGGTTTACTCAAACATCTCAGGCGCTTTGATCCACGTTGGCGCGATGATCTGGTCGCGAAGAAGGACGACCGCTAAACCTGTGATGCATTCCGAGCCGTAACGGCATTGCTGGCGCTGGTTGATGCAATTGACATTACCGTCACACGTTGACTTTGTCAATCTCGGTGCGGATCTTGTCGGCGTTCCAGGTTTTCTTGACGTCGATACCGAGCAGCAGCGCTTCGTTACGCAGCGCTTCGAGATTATCGTCGCCGTCGGTATCAGCCGGGGTCATGCGGGTCAGGTCGCCAGTATTGAGCAGGTTTTTCACGAAGTCGGATTTGCACAGCTCATCCGGTACTTCGACCGCTGGGTTTTCACCGGGCTTGATGTCGAAGAATGTGGTGTAACCACCGTCGGTCATCGGGGCGTTGATGGTGATCAGTCGGCTCGAATTGTTTCGCAGCAGCATGTGGTGTTACCTCGTTTCAGGTTGGGAATTATTGTACATCAGTTTTGCGGTAACCGGCGTCGTAGAGTGCTTGGCAGCCATCCTTGACGTGGCCTTCATAGTTCGACTTGTAGACCGCTGCCATTTCGTCGATTGCTTTCAGGCGCTCTTCCGCCGCGATCTGCTCAGGCGTTCGGATTGGGCGGAAAGAACAGTTTCGCGGATGATGAACGTGTTCACATTTATCACCACCGATGATTACAGTGCAGTCGCTAACGTAGCGAATATCACCAACCGCCCATTGTCCTTCCGGTGACGGCGGTGAACTGTGTTTCATAAACTCACACACCGTCCCAACCGGCGGCAGTTCTTCGCCGTTCCATTCGGTAACCTTCGGCTCATTCACCGCATCAACTGCGACCTGCCATTCGGCGCGGGTGACGACCGGGTACGGGTCACGCTCAGAGTGATGAGTTTCAAGGTCAACTTTTGGCGCAAGCGAATGCGCCCCCATCGGATGATCTTCAGGAAAGCTTTGGTACAGCTCGTTATCAACCTGCGATTGAGTCAGCTGCTCAACACCTTCCGGCCACTCCTTCAGCTCTCGCGCCAAAATATCAATCAGTTTCATATCCGCAACCCTCCCAAACTGTTATGTGTCGGGTAATCCTGCACCACTGTGACGAGTCCGTCAATACCCGAGCATGAAAAACCCGCCGAAGCGGGTCAATCATTACACCTTAGATCGAGTCACGGTAAGCCGCGCTGAACGGGTAGCGGAACTCCACGCCGGACAGCTTGTACTCGGCAGGGATGAACACGTTCAGGCCGCGCATTTGTGGAGCCAGTGCGCGCCATGGGATCGGGTTCACCATGCCCAGGTTTTCGTCGTTCAGTTCGTACGCCAGCATACGATCCTTCGAGCCGTTCGACACGCCACCGATGGCGAGTTGAGCGGCGGACAGTTGCAGGCGTGGAACCACGCGCAGCGCCTGACCGGTGAGGTTGGTGTACAGGTTGTTGCGCAGGAAGAACTCCAGCACGGTGGTGTCAGTACCGGTTTCCATACGTTTGGTGGAGATGAACGAGTAACGCGCCGAGTCCATGACCAGAACGTTCGGAACGTGCACGTTGGCCGAGTTGATCCATACCTTAGTCAGCAGGGTGTTCATGTCCTGAACGATCTGGTTACCAGTGGTGGCGGCGTTGTACCAGTCGACAGTCGACGAATCGAGTGCCAAGTTGGCGTTATTGAACAGACCGGTCATCTGGCGAGAGGCGTCACCGAAGTAAGCCACGCGCTGGGTGTGTTCCTGCGAACCACGGAATGCCGCCTGAGCCTTGGTGGTGTCCAGCGGGATACGCAGTTGCTGGGACTTACGCAGCTCGTCCAGGCTGTAATCGTAGCTGTTACCAGCGTAGCCGATTGGCACCGAGGACTTGTTTGCAGCGATGGCAACGTTCGGCAGGTCATCGGCGCTAGAACCGATGAATTTACCAATGGTGACCGCGTCGTACGAGATGTAATCCCACGAATCGGCCCATTCAGGAACGTTCGTGTTGATTGGTACCAGTTCAGCAAAGCTGATCGCGGTGTATTTCGACTGATAAATCTTAGCTTCAAGATTCGCCAGTTGCGAAATGTAGAACGCCAGACCATCGTCCACGGTCGGGAGACCGTCAGTGAACGTAATCTGGTGACCTTTTGGCAGACCGTTGCGCTCAGCGTATGCGTCAGCTACGGCTACAGAAATCTTAGTGCGCTGAGTCATGATCAGCCCCCAATGTTCAGAGTGATTTTAGCCAGCGCACCGGCACCTGCCGAACTGGTCCATTTGGCGTCCGGCACTTGAACGGCCAGGGTCGCAGCAGCGCCGACAACGTTCGAGAACTGACCCTGGTTAGTACCAGTACCATCGCCGATGACCACCCATACCGGGTCGTCTTTGGTTACGGCCACACGGGCAGTTACCCAGATCTCGCCGCTGGTAACAACGGTCATGTCGCGCTTAGCGGTGGCGCCTACCACATCGGTGGCGGTGTAAGCGCGGTTCAGCTCACGCTTGATCACGCCGATGAAGTTCGCAGCGGTCGAGGTCGATACGGGTAATTTCGCACCGTCATCACCATCGGTCACTACGCCTAGGCCGAACGCAAGGTTCACCATACCCTTGTTGAGCTTCGATACGCTGTTCAGCAGTTGGAACCCGGTGGAGACCATGCCCGCATACGCGACGCCGTGGTTAATCGCATTGCCGCCTTGTACGCTCATTGCTGCGCTCCTTTCCAGGCGTTGGCCTGAGATTCTTTGTAGGTGGTGTACGCGTCGGCGACCGGTACGCTGTCAGCGGTAGACTTGCCCGACGCGTCCTTGGCCAGAGCCAACAACTGACTCAGCACGGTCGCGGTGTCACCGGTAACAGTTGTCGTGACATCAGTTCCGGTCGGCTCGGCTTCAGCAGCCATGTCGAACGATGCCTGAATGTACGCCGGGGACTTCGCAGCCCAGTCAACGGATGGACGCTTGACCAGCAGAGCGGCGCGCATCACTTCGGTCGGGTCGACGCTGTCGCAGGTGAACGCATCGCCAGCCACTTTACGAGCGGTGGTGTTCAGCGCACCCAGGGCGGCCACACGGGACTTGATCGCGTCGTCGCTGCCCAGCGCCAGAGCGGCGGACAATTTCTCGGCGTTACCGTCGGCAGTCGCTTGAGCTTTCTCGGCGGCAGCTTCAGCAGTGGTTGCGCGCAGGGTGAGTCGGTCGAACGCGTCGGCGACTACCTGAGCATTTGCAGGATCAGCAACATCAACGCTGCGCCCGCTATCAGTGGTAATGAGTACAGGCATTGTGTTGCCTCCAGAGTGGGTATGGTCGAACACACGGGCTTGAGAGCCCGCTCTAGCATTATACACAGCCGCGACATGATTGATCTTAATGTCGGTTTGAGTGTAATCGTAGGGCTCACCCTCGGGTGTGATACCCGGAGTGTCATCGTAAACGGCGGTATAGCCAGATGATAGTTCGCACTTGCCCGCGTTGATCGCGTTGATCGCGTCAGCATCCTGAAAAATCAGATCGCATTTAACGAAATCGCCATCCTGCACACCGACACCACGGACGACGCCGACGGCGACCTTCTTGTAATTGGTGCTATTAACAAGGCCCGCAGGGTGGTCAATGGTGATTACCGCACCGTCAAACGACGATAGGGATTCGCTTTTAAACACCTCGGAAGGTGGGCGATACACACGGACAACCCGATTCGGGTCACCGGGCAAACCCAGTTCGCGTGCGAGATATTCTTGAATACCGGTGCGGGCGACACGGCCTGGAACGCGCAAGAAACCCTCGTCAGTATACTCACGATGGGTGATTTTATGGCTTGCGCGATCATTGATGGTCAGTAGCACGGTGTCAGCCTATGAATGTGACTGCACGCATACTATCACGACGTTACGGATTATCAAACTTGTTGCGTTTCGCAAAATTGTCTTCAGCCCATAACGGTTGAAGGTTGGATAATGCGTTCACGATGGCTGGATCGGTGACACCTTCAGCAACAAAAAGCGATACGGGTCGGATGTGGTCGATGTGCCAATCACCGTAGTTCGACCAACTCATCCCGCCGGTGAAAAGGGATGTCATGTAATCCATTAATTCGATACCGGTGTAGCCGAGTAGTGTGCTTGATCGACCAACCTTCCGATTCTGACCCGCCGCCAGTACTCGTTTGAGCATATTGCGAGCTGCTGTCGCGGCTTTGTATCCCGGGTCAGTTGCGTAACGCCGACGTTGGTTTTCAACATTCTTCGCGATCATGTGAGAACGATTCGTCTGGTGGTAATCGGCCTTCATCGCTTTGTAATCTGGGCATAACCGCTTCAATGTCATGCAGTCGAGGCACTGGTTATTCGCCGTAGATCGCTCACCCCTATGACCCCGCTTGCACAGCACACCTTCGTTGTAACGGGTTAGACTCTGGGCGAGTGCATCAACTCGCGAGACGAATAACTCACCCACCGCGATACGATTTTGTTCGGCTTTATCTTTACGCCTGTCGGCTCGTGCCTGGGCTTGTCTTGCACGTCCGGCTTTGTAGACTTCGCCTTTGCGATACTCGACACCCATTTGTTTTGTTTCGTTGAGTGCATCGTACTCGCGCTTGATCTGGTTTTTACACGACTTACAGCGATTATCAACCCCGCGTCCACACTTCTTGTTTCTGTGGAATTCCGTCAACGGTTTTTCGATACCGCATTTCACGCACGTCTTTGTCATTGATCCCGCCCTCGCAATATTTACCAAACAATAACGTGTGCGAAGGGTTGACGCAACTTGTATCGACTGACAATATGACGAAAACGTCAATGAGGTGACATCAACGATGGAAGGTATGAAATTTGATAGCGGGAAACCGCTGATGAGCCTCATCCCGGCGAGAGCAGAAACGGCAATGGCTGAGGTTTTGACGTTTGGTGCGACGAAGTATGGTCCCGACAACTGGCGCAAAGTTGCGAATGGTGACCAACGTTACTTGGACGCGCTCATGCGCCACGTGAACTCACATCGACGGGGCGAGCTTCTGGACAGTGAGACCGGTCTCCCTCACCTTGCGCACGCGATGTGCTGTGTGGCGTTCCTGTTGGAGCTGCAACTCAACCCTTACCCTCCTGAAACGCCTTAACCTTCGAGTCCGGGACAGCGATTGCGATGCACCTGCATTGATAATCGCTACCCGGCTGAATTGGTTCACCCTTGTCGCTGAGCGGCAAATCGCTCCAGGCGTATACGCCCTTGCCGAATTCCGTCACCTTGTCCGCGATTTCACGGTGGCGATGGCGCACGCGTTGGTCATGACTGTCGACCCAGCGGAAGTACGAAAATCCTGCAGCGGTCTGTTTACGCTTATTCAACTCGCCTTGCACTTTGGCATGTTGATCGCGTGCAATCATTTTCGCCCGACGCGCCGTAACGCCGAATTGCTCGCTCAACGCCTTCTCGATGAACGACGGTCGCATACCGGCGCGCATATTCGCCATGACGATGTTCGACACTTGTTCCAGGTACTGCGCAGGAATCGACGTGATGAGCGTGGCGTTCTGATAGGTCGCTGCGTCGAGATAGTTGCGCGCCTGTTGCGAGTTGCTAAACACGTCGATACCGAACGACTGTCGCCCACGTGAATTCACACGCATCTGTGACTTTACGAACTCCGACGCGATTGATTCGGCTGCTTGACGTGCGGGAGGGGAGAGCCACTTACCGAGCAGGAATTGTAACGCCCTGGCGATGGTGTCGGCCCAGCCGTCCAGTGTCGGCGTCGAGTCCTGAACGTATTCAGGCGCGTACTGTTTCACGAGCGGAACGATCACCTCGTCGATGTCTTTCCTCACCGCCCGGGCGATTCGCTGAAGTGCTGCGTTATATCGAACCATGTGTTGACGAGTCCGTCAGAAGGGGTTACAGTTCGGTTCACATTAACACAACGGAGCGACACCCATGCATCACAACGAACTGGTAATCGGCGACAAAGTCAAAGTTGTTTGTGTAAACACGCGTCATCCCCATGAACTCGCATATCGCATCGGTGAGATCGGCATTGTCGTAAAAATCGAGGATGACGATACGTGCCAGAACGTGAAATTGGCAATGGACGATGGTGAGGATCTGTACATCTCGACGTTCGAACTTGTCGCCCGGGCCAAATGGGAGCACGTGCAATGACCCCAACACTCGAAACGATGCTGGCTGAGTGGCGCGACCTTGAAGCACGTGCCAAGGCGGCACAGGCTGAAGCCGACGCACTGTTTGAACACGCCGGTCAATGTCACGGTGAGATCGTTGTGCGACTCGCTGAACTCGGTTGGGGTGCGCCACGTGGTGAGCCGGTTGTGACGCTGGATGACAGCGACGGGTGGATCGAGTGGAACGGTGGTAAACGACCTGTACACCCTCTTCAAATCGTCGATGTCCGTTTACGTGACGGTGACGAGAAATTCGGATATAGCGCCAATAACTGGGGGTGGGGTCACGAGCGGGACGATTATATCGTCGCCTACCGTCTCACCCCATCAACACAGCCATAGCCGAATCGTGTGATACACCGTCGCGGGTCAGGGCGGTGTACGCACTCATGAACGCGTCAGTCGATAACGCTGGCGCTTTCTCTTCAACAACCGGTTCAGCAGGCATGTTCGGTTCCTCCAACCCTTCAAGTTCCTCGATGTCCTCGTCGTTGAACTGATACGCCTCTTCAGCCTGGAGACGGCGCTGAATCTGACTCACTTGAACCACACTCGCGTCGAGATACGCGATATCCGTATCAGCACGCAGCTTCGCGGCTGTCGCCATCGCCACAGTGTCGGGCTGATCGAGTGGGTTCCAGACGTAGTTGTAATCCTCCGGCCAGTACCCCAGCGCTGAACGTACCAACACCTGATCGAGTGAGCGTAGGCCCGGGTCGAGCTGCGTCAGTTGTTTCGAGCGGATCGAATTCTTGTAGTTGGTGTTGTCACCCTCACCGGTGGCGTTGAGCCCTTTGGCAGACGTACCGAACAGTCGAGTGACAGGAATGTCGGCGGCACCACTGATCCACGTCATCAACGTTTCAAGCACCGGGGCAACCCCGGCGAGGTCCAGGGTCTTACGGTCGTACGTCTCTTCACCGTCGAGCAACGCCATCTGCACGAGCGACTTCATCTGACTGAACAGGGTGTAACGGTCGATGATCGCCGAGTCCTGATCACTCGCCAATTCGTCGCTCAACCCCACACGGGTGATCACATCGACGTTCGCTTCCTGCATCAGCTCAGCGATACCGTCCTTACTCGCGACGATGTCCATAATGTCTTCGAGACACTTGCGCAGTTCCGAGTCGCCCCAACCTTGCGTCTGTGCACGTTGACGACGTGGCAGCTTAGCGCCCATGAACCGCGCAAAGTGTGACCAATGAACCTGTTGTCCACCACCGTTGATGGTGTAGAACTCCGGTTCGAGGTAATTCGCTGCCAGGACGTTCCAGGTGTTGAGCGTCATCGCTTGCATATCGAAGCGGTCGAACACGATCACACGTTGCAAGTCACCCTTGCGCACCGCGTTCAGGTTGAGCGGTTTGGTCAAATCTTGACCGGTAATCATGAGAATGCCGCCACCACCGTACAGACGTGCCCAGCTCAGCGCCTCGTTGCAGTCCATCGGGATGTGGAGGCGATCCTCTTCGGCGCGGATCTCGTCAGCACCGTCACACTTGATCGTACGCCACTCACGCGTCATGTCCTCAGCGGGAATATCGACGATCTGGCGGGCTAGCCAACTGGTAGTATAGGCCGCGTCCCAGCTCGCCCAGTTGTTAAGGACTGAGTAGCAGAACTGGTTGTGAGACCGCTTAGCCTTCGAGGTGCCGAGACCGGAAGCGACGTTAACAAGTCCGTCGGTAGTGGCTGGTAAAGTCATGTTGACGAACCCGTCATAGTGTCATATGCTCCAGTGTATCTTAAACGTGGCACAGAGGGGAAACATCATGGGTGACAACAACGTAACACTTGACAAGCGTGATCTGTTCGATGCGGTGCGATCAGCTATCAAAGACGCAATGCTTGAACAGGGTAGCCGTGAAGACGGTGTCGAACTGTTCGAGGATGCTACGGATCGGACCAACAAGTGTTTATCGGAACTCTACGCTTCGTTACCTGACGGGTTCACCGTCGGTCAGGTGTTGAAATGTGTAGCGATTCCTGATCGTCACGACGGGTATTTCACTATTGGTCGGGAATACATCGTTGTGAGCGTAGATCTAGACGATGACGAATTACCGCTTAAAATGACCTGTGATACAGCCATCACGCTGTGGTGTGAGGCCGAAGCATTCGTAGCGTCATAACATCGACCCAATCGGCACTTTCGCCAACATCCCCCGGCACGCAGCGATGATGAACGAGTCTGCGATGTTGGGGGATACGATCTCGCGCTTAGCCAGATCCTTCTTGCTCTCCACCTTGACCTTCCCCGCGTTGTCGAAGTCACGCATGGGCGTCGACAGCTCATCAATCAGCTTGTTCAACAACTTCGCGTCACACTCACTCGACAGGCTGATCATCTGATCAGCGGGGAACTGTCGACCCTTTGTCACGGCCAGATACGTGTTACGGAAGCGATCCGCTGCGAGCCACCATGCTTGGGCTTTCAGATTTGCGAAAAAGTCCTCGTTGGTGATCTTGGTGTCGCCGTAGTGACGTTTCGGGTCGCTCACCTTGCCGCCAGCGTTGAAACGGTAGTGACGGCGCCACAGCAACGAGTTCAGGTGAGACCCTGTACCAGCGCCTACCCCGATGCTGTCGTAACCGATCTGCGACGCCTGGAGACGTTCGGCGGTCATTTTCACACGGGCTGCCGACTCTCGTAACTCATCCTGTCCGCCTTTCCACTCGTCGAGGTCGATGCAGACCATCCCATCCATTGTAGTGGTGGCGTTCTTGTCGTCCCCATCGTCCGCCACGTCGTAACCAACGGTCTTGCCCCCGGTCCATGTACCCGACAGCGGTTTAACGATCTTGTGCGCGTCTACAGCGGCTTGGAGCCACGCACGTTTGATAACGACACTGTCGTCGCTGTCGAACGGAACGCCTTTGTACGTGTGGATCGCGAGGTCGTAGTCTTCCTCAAACGCCGACTCGATATCAGCCAAGGCGGAAGGGGAGAGGAACGGGTTTTCGTCGTAATTGATTTGACGGATCAGCGTACCGCGTGGCGGCGAGATAACGAGACGCTTCCAGGCGAAGTCGGTAGCGAATCGGGCGTTGAACGAGAACCACATCTCGGCGCCATCGTTACGCATGACCGTCGGGCGCACCGTGTTGAACGCTGATTCAGTCATCAGGTGGGCTTCCTCCCACCATGACACCGTTGCACCTTCAAACGATTTGATCTCGTCGACGTTGCGCGCCACACCGTAGAACCGGAACAGCGACCCGTTGGTCTTGTGCTCAATGGCGTCGGCGTAAATCTTGAAATTCTTGTCCAGCTCGAAATAGCTGATCTTGTCCTTCAACAACGTGTACACCGAGTCGGCGATACGGTTCTGGAACATCCGCAGGCACAGGAAGCGTTCGGTGCTGAAGTTTGCCCGGGCTATGGCCACACCGGCCATGTCGTGGGACTTGGAGGACATCCGGCCACCGTGTAACACCCTGAACCGCACCGGGTCGCCTTCAGGCGTCTCACGGGTTGTCCAGAAATCACGGAGTGCGGGATTAAGAGTTGGACCCATAGAAATCGTCAAGCCTTGCGCGGGTAGTTACTTCACCGGAAAGTTTAATCTCGGTTGGTTTGTTATAACCCATAAGTTCGGCAAGTTGTTTCATCGCTGCTCGACGGTCTGCCGGACTTGTAAGTTTGTATCTAACGCCGCCTTCCGGATCAATAATAACTTCCGCAACATCGGCAAGTTTGTCGGGGTTATTTAAGTCTGCGACTGTAACTTTCGTTAACGCCATATCATTTAACAACAGCGCCATATCGTCACGGGACATAATCGCGTCGGCAAGCCGATTAGTTTGATTGGACTTTAACGAACTGACGAACTCGGCAACCTTTTGATTTCCCATGATCTGACTGGCGCTCATGTCGGCACCAGCATCCGTCTTCGCCTTACCACCGGCACGACGATACGCAGCACGTTGAGTCAACCCTTCGAGTGTCCCGATCACCACGCCTTGCTGCAAACGAGTCAGGGCGTGGAATGCCGAGACCTGTTCGTCGCTCAGTTCGATGGTGCGATTGTCGATGGTGATCAGCATTGCGGAAAGCCTTGCGGTTGAGGTCACACGATTGTCGCCGTCGCTGACAGGCGAGTCAATCCCGACAGGTCCATACCCCGTAAAACTGATTCGGGGTATTTATCGGGGTATGTCGTAAGTCCTTGTATTTACTACTAATATATATTTTATACCCCGATACCCCGAATAAATAATATTAGTAGTAGAGTAGTAATGTATATGAGAATACATATCATTATATATTATATCGTATGGCTGGAGAGTGAGAGCGATACGGGGTATTCGGGTAAACCCGCTACAAGCCACGTAATCCGTGGCTTCCAGGCTACCCCGGATAGTTTGCGAGTTCCGGGGTACGGGGTATACCGGGGTACGGTTTTGAGCGAAAATAAATTATCTCGACACCAGTTAAATTAAAAATGATTATTTTCTGGTCAAAAAGTAACCAAATTAAATTAAAAATAAATTACTGAAAATTAACTAACGTCGAGATAATTATAAATCGATCAATTTTTAACCAGATGTCAACCAAAAATGATCAAAAGTCGACAGCGATAAATTACTGAAATTAAAAAACCCGCCTAAGCGGGTCGTTGCATCACGTAAACCTGTTCCCAGGTCGGCCATCCTTTGGTCA